CGGAGGGCGGAGACGATCAGATCGCGCTCGGCCCGGCTCAGTAGATAGGAGCGTATCCCATCGTGATTATCACCATGCCGGCTCTCAATAGCGTCAGCCAGCGCCAACTCTGCATCGATAGGGTTGTTCATGTTCTTTCCTCAGACAAAGGTGCCGGCGAAGCCTTCGCTCGGTTCGCCCTCAAAATGGCGTCGCCAATCTCGTCATCGCCGGATACGGCGTAGAGTGAGAGCGCCAGGCCGAACGGATCGATGCCCTTCGAGGCCCACCACACGAGCTCGTTTCCGGCGGCGTGCTGCTCGTCATGATGTGTCCGGCACAACGGAGCCACCCAGCGATCGGATGGCTTCTCGGCGCCGCCGGTTTCACGCTTGCCATGGACGTTACTGGCCGCGCGGATATGCGCCGGATCTGGGTCAGGTGAACCGCAGACACAGCAGTGCAAGCCGCGAATCCACTTCAGGTGATCTTCGTTCCGGTCACGCGGGCGCCGCTGCTTCGTTGAAGCGACCGAGAAGGCGGTATCAGGTCGGATGATCTTTTGCGGCCTCATGTCGATGCCCCCTGACGCCGCATTAGCTCTCGCTTCGCGCAATGACGCCAATCAGCGTCCATGTCGTGCTTGCCGTCACGAAGCCACGCGAGATAATCGCCGGGCACGTCAGCCCATTTCATTCCGCGATGCTTGCCGAAGGTGAGCGACGGATAGCGCTTCGGCTGCTTGGTGCAGGCGATAAGCTGAACCACGGATGCGATCTGCAAGAGATCCCCGAGCAGATGTGCGGTCACGTAGGCATCGGGTCCGGCGCGGTGCGCCAAACTCGCGATGCCGCGGTCAAATCCCGGTCGACTATCAAATCCACGCCAATAGCGCAGGGTCTGATTATTATGTGCTGGCGCGTCCGGCCACGCATGGAGTGCGGCCTTGTAGGTGCATATCCAATCTACGCCTGCTGGTGTCGGGAGAAAAGAAGCCTCGAATTCGCAATTGTGGGCGGCATAAACTGTAACTTCGGGAGAGGCAAATTCCGACCATACTTGCCCGAATGGCGGATACGCCGCGATATCAGCATCGACCAGGTGATGGACAGCGGAAGCACAAGGTGGAATGTCCCGGCCGGGATTGCATAATCTCTGGCCGGCGAATTGTATCGTGCCGTCAAACGGGTTGAGATCGTATGCGGCGATCTCGATGATCCGATCTTCTTTGGGGTCGATCCCGGTCGTTTCGATGTCGAAAATACGGATCACGGTCATGCCGCCTCTGTGATAGGTTGGTCGTGGAAGGTGACGCCGTGCTGCACGCCGAATGCCATCATCAATTCGATGAGCTGCGTAAACTCAGCTTTGCTCAGGTTCGAAGATGACCGGCCGAGATTGACGAAGCCATTCCCCTCGATGTTCGGTACAAGCCGCATTTCTCGATTGAGCGCATCGAGGAAGATCAGCTTCCAATCATCCGGCGTAAGCTTGATGCCGTGCCATGGAAGTTGCATGGCGATATCGGTCAGCATCGCCCACATGCGATCATTCTGGGCAGTCGAGCGCTTCGACTCCTTGAAGATAACGCGCGTTCCAGTCGGAGACTGGCTGATCCAGCGGATTGCGCGCTCGCGTTCCGCGAGGCTACAGAGGGTGAGCTGAGCGCGGCTCATGCTGCCAGCGCCTCGCCGCGCGTGCGAATTTGACTAACGATGTCGTCCAGCTCGGCGTTGAACCGATCAACCTCGGTTGCGAGGGTTTGAATGTAGCGCTCGTCCCTAGTGACCCTCTTCAAAAACAGAGGGAGATTGGGCCAATAGGCTACGAAATCGAGCCATTCCCGTTCGGCCACCCAAAGCGCACCTTGACACTGTGCCTTGTGCTCGGGAGGCAACTCATCCTTCAAGATGACATCGATCAGAAGATCTGAGCGTTTCGTCTTAATTTCGAGCATCCCCACATCGCCAATCAGGCTGTCTGGGCTGCATCCCTTTTGGCCGTTGGTGATGAACCCGACCTGAGTAGGCCGGGCGCCAGAGTGAAAAGCATAAAGATCGCGCGCCTCAGCTTCCATGTCCTTCCCGCGCTCCATGTACGGGTTGGAGTAGCTCTCGGTCGGCTCGCCGGTCAGGCGCTCGCCGGCCAACTTTAGGAGGTACGAACGGCGGGTTTTGCCTTCTCCTTTCGCGAGCACGGCGCTGAACATGCTGGCGGTAGGCAGACCGAGCCTGATTTTGTACCAAGCCTCTGTTCCCTGTTCGATTTCACCGTGGACGATGACAGTCATTTATGACCTCCAACTTCCTTGATTTTTTCAACGCAGCTATCGAAATGCTCAGCGGGGATTTCTTCGATCCGCTTTTGCCTCGCCCATTGCAGAAACGCTTTCGGGCTTACGCTGAGACTTTCGAGAAGATCGCGAAGCTGATCAGCCTGATCTTGGGAGATCGACCCGGTTGGCGGGGTGTAAAGCTCGGGCTCAGCTTCGGGCTCGCTGGCGCGGCCATCGTCGTCCTGCGTAGCAGCAAGCCCAAGTGCGGCCTTCAGCGTGTAGCGCTGCAAATAGGTAATGGTTGACCCGATTTGCTGGATGGCGTTACGGCCCGGACCATCGTCTCGGCCGGAAGTGAGAGTGGTTTCCTCAAAGTGCCCGGCGCGGTGCGACACAATGCAGGTCACGCGAATGGGCTGGTTGATCTCGGACGAAACCTTGAAGCGATAAGAAAGGCCATGCTCGCCCAAAATCGGGTCGATCGTGCGAGCAATCTCGGCCAGGTCCTCGAAACGATATTTCGGGCCTTTCTTCTCGCCTTTGTCGGGAGCCGCAACCTCGCGATTCTTCCGAATAGTCGGAATCGCCGCCTTGGCATCAGCCATTGCATTGTCAAAGGCCTTGCGGGCCGCAATCGCGTCCAGTTCCTTCGCGAGAGCCACAGCCTCGCGATACATTTCAATATTTCCGGTCGCGAGCGCGGCACGGACAATATCCATCGGCGCCGTCACGGTCGGAACTGGAGATACGGGACCTTCGGCCTGTAAAACAAGCGAATTCATTCATCGTACTCCTTAGTAATTGCCGTCCCGCGTGGCCGCTTCACCTTTGTCAGAACCCTGGGGTCGGGAAGGAGCGGCCGGATCACGGGCGATCGTGATTGCAGGATGGATGTTTGCGACGAACAGCGCGCGTCGAGCCTCGCGCACCGCACCCAATGTGGTACGGATCGTCAGCGTTACCGACTGTTCATTGTCGAGGTCGCTATTGCCGATCTCGTCTTTCTTCTCTTCCGCGATTGCGGCAAAGGCGATCGGAGCGCAGGCCAGAAGCGCGGTACGCTGTTGCTTTGCGTCGTCATCGAGATGGTTCAGCGAATAGTACCGGTTAAAGCCCAAAGCTTCGCGGATGCGGTAGAGAAGGGAAAGATCAGTCATTCCGCTATTCCTTGATGCCTGGGGTGAAAAAGAAACCGACGATCAGCACGGCAATCGAGGTGCCGTTGATGACGATCAGCGAGATGAGGAAAGGCTGGTGGGCGAGGAGCCATTCGGTCATGACCTGGCTCCCGGAAGTGCCGCAATTGCGAGATTGATTGCTATCGCCAGATCGTCATGCTCGGCCTCGGCGAGGATGATATCCGTGCCCGCCTTGCGGAACTGGACGCCGTACAGAGGCTCATCGGGGCGTGTCTTGCCCTTTCCGATGAGCCATTCGAGATCGACAGGAATGGCATCTAAGCCGACAGGCGAGGAAAGTGCGGCGCCGACAATTGTGTTGATGCCCTCGATCGATCTGATTACCTCGTCCAACGCCTGGCGGCTAACTGACACTATTACCCCGTCGCGATCACATTGGCCTTGGTGAGAGACAAGCTCTTCAACCGCCGGCGCAATGCCGAGAAGCTCGGCGCGAATACTCTCGAATATGCTCTGGGTCATGGCGCACCTGCTAGTTCGAGCGGCGCCCGCAATCCATCCGCGACGGCATGCAGTGCGGCGGCACCTTCTATTCCGTCAGCGACCCGATAATCAGCAATCTGGCCGTTCAGGAAATCGAAGGCATCTTTCGCCGCATCGAACAGCACGCTGAGCTTGAGTTGGATCAGGGCGAGAGAACGGGATGTTTCGCGAATCTCGCCGTCGTTCCGTTTCAGCATCGCGCCGGCGTGGTTGAGGGTGATTGCCGCGCCCTTGAAGGCTTCTCGGTAGGCCTCGATATCGGCCACCAGCAGGTTGATCATCACGGGAGTTCCGGTCTGACCCTCTTCCTGCTCTAGATGGGTGGCATGCTCGCGGGCTGCGTTGAGCATGGCCTCCGAGAGGAATTTAGGCTTTGCGGTGCGAATGGGGATGTTCACGGCCTTGCTCCTGCTGCCACTGCTTCAAGGCGCTGCTCTGCGGCCTTCGCGTCCGCGTACTGATCAATGAGAGCCGCGGCCTCGATGAGGTTCTTCATCATCATGATTGTCGCAGCCACCTCGACGGCGGTAGGAATCGGGATGGCGAGACGGTCGACCGGTTCGGCGCGGCGGCGAGTTGAGCCGATGGCTTTGTAGGGAAGGGGCATCACGCACCTCCGATTTTGGCGGCGATGATGAAGAAGAT